AATTGGTAAATGAACGAATCAAAAAGTGATCTACAAGTAACGGAGAACTACCGGGATGGTGAATGATTGTCCATTCATAAATAGGCGGATCATTGGGATTAGTGATGATATAATTTGAATCCCATCCCGCATGAGACGACGATTCATCAAAGTTTATCCAAAAGGTTACCCAATCACCCACTTCAGGATACGGTTCCTTAAAGGTTAATGTATGATATTCATCATCATCCCATCCTAACGCCCATGAATCATATTCCGATTGGGGATCTTCCGTGGGTTCGTTAAATATAAATCGATGATTTGATGGACCAAAATCGATATAATAATCGAGTGGAATTTTCCATCGAATTTCAAATCTTACGTTGGTTAGGGATGGTTCATACGGCCATCCCCAAAACGCTACATAATCATTTTCAATAGATAAAATTCCGTTTTGAACCGTGATGGTACCCTCTTCTTCACCTTCAAACCACGGATCAACCAATTCATCTTCATCAAACGCACTAAAATGCAAATACGTATCGTTTGGTGCGCTTGTAGTAGAAACATTTTCGTTACCATACAGAACTTTAATCGTCCCATCGTCGGTAGCGTTTTCTATCCTTATTCGAAACGTTGCTTTATCTGCATCGAACCCGGGGAAAAGGTGGTAAGGAACATTGTTTCCACCAGCATCTAAAAATCGTATATCGTCGTATGTAGTTTGACAATGTTCACCTACGTATACGTTCCACGTCGTTCCGTCGTTTACTCGTGTTTCAACGTTATTTTCTCCGCTACTTCGGTGAATAACTACATCTTGTTGATACGTTTCTATATCGCAGCCTTCATACTCTATAGTCTGTGAAAACCCCCACATATCTTAGTCCTTTGAAACAATATCACTTAATCTAGCGTTACTTCAATGAAGTTTGCATTGAACCGTGGTAAATCACCAATATCAATTGTCTTTGCTTGTGAAAGAGTACCCCACATTAGGATGTTTCCACCCGTGGCGGCATCTGCTATGAAGAAATACGATATCACACCCCACGAAGTCACTGCTTCAGGAAATTCAATATCAATCTTGTTCTTTTTCGTTGCCGTTGTTCCCGTTGCATCGGACCACGTTGTAGTGTCGTTGGTTACTCTAACACGAGCATATCCTGTATTACCAGCTGGTTCTGATACCGATGAACCCGTTGATTCATCATTCACCGTTGTAGATGATAATCCAATATAAAGATCCGTGGGAGGTGTGTATACCGTTCCACCGAGAACGTGATCCAAAATTTTCTTTTCGAGATAGTCACTAAATGAACCCATACATCTGTATTGATTCTTTCAATATAAAAATCTTCTAGTTTGATATCATCAAACAAGATTCGTTCAAAACTCAAATAATTTGGTTTGTTCACGTGATATCTTGATTCGTTCTTGCGCGAAACGATAAAAGTCCTCTTCAATCTCCATCCCGATACATTCTCTACCGGTGTTTAAACACGCGATCGCGGTTGTTCCCGAACCAAGAAAGGGATCTAGCACCACATCACCCACCTTGGTATACGTTTTAACCAAATATTCAATTAACCCAATTGGTTTCCGCGTTGGATGGGGATTCCCTTCTTTCCGGAAATTGTGGTTGGGCCACTGATCTAGAATATCCACGGGATACCGCAACCCATCATTGAACGTATCCGTTGGAATATATTTTCCATAATTATCTGTTTTGGTTCGTGCCGTTCGGCGCTTTACATATGGAACGCCTTTTGTCATTTGAGGATAATACCGTGCCATTTTCCGGGAAAAAACCAAAATCATTTCAAATCTACGTAACGGTGTAAGGTTAGCATTCAAAAACCCAACGGGTGCGCGCTTATCCCAAATCCACGTGTACCGGTATTGAGATATGTTTGATACGATCATTTTCGATGAAAATGGTGGTAAACTAAACAAAACCATTGGAGAATCATCTTTCACAACGCGGTTAAATTCTGTCCACATTGTTTCAAATGGTATTTGTTTATCCCATTTGTTATCTGTTAAACCATATGGAGGATCGGTAATGATAGCATCAACAGATTGATCGGGGATATCTTGAATCAAGTTTAAAAAATCCCCGCAAAATATTGATACCGATTTTGTTTTTGCGTCTCTATCTATAATCACAATTCCACCCCTCAATTTTAGTTTGAAATGTTTCTGTATCAAAATCCTTGTTGTATATCCACCAATGCATGAACGCAAGACTATACCCCTCGGGTGGTTCATACATTTTGAGTCGATTAATTGCGCGCTTTGCTAAAACATCTATCAGTGGTTGCCCGGAAAGAGTTACTTGTTGCGTTGTAAACGGCGCTTCAGATTCAGATTCTGTATTTACTCTTTCAATCACAATCCCAACCTCCGTTTACTCATAGTTTGAAGTGGTTTTTGTGTTCCAAATATCGTATGAAGAAAATACCGTTCTTCGTCTTTTGTGTGGTCAAATCGTTGAACGGGTTTATCGATTCCTTTTTCCTGGGCTTTTGCGTCCCATACATATGCACCATAATCTTCAATTGTCTGAAAACAATTATCCATGATCTTATATTGTCCCGTTTTGAGCATCCGCGCCTGGGTTCGGATTCCATCAAGAACGGCGTTATCGGCGTTAATCACCGAATGAAACCCACTTCGAATCAATTGGAGACGGAAAGATTCGGCACTTGGATCAACAATAATTGCCCGGGGCCGAATGTTTCCTAAAAACGTCTTCAAATCATCTGCAAATTCAATATCAGTCTTTTGGTATCCCATTATCCCCGGATCATGATAATATTCACGTTCTTTCCATACCGTTCCTTTTGTTCCAACCGCATATAACCCCATTGATGTGGGATTTGTTGTACCGTAATCAATTGATACATAATATGAACGTACCGTTTCCGGTGGATAATATATAACATGTAAATTTGGACTAAACATACTATAAACAATTCCTTCCGCCAACACCCACAACCCATCAATATACCGTTGATACCATACACCTGAATATTCACGTTTCAACGATTCAACAAATACCGGATCAAGAAATGGGTTATCATCGATTTTGAACGTAAAATGGTGTATACCATATTCGCGTTCTTTATCCAAAAATCCACGTTTAAACCAATGATACGGCCCTTCGGGGTTACATGTTCCGTCAAAACACGCTTGGGGTTCCGATAACCGTGATTTCAACATTTGGAAGAACGATTCGGGCCACGTAGTAATTTCATCACCGTATGCATAAACTAATCCCAATCCTTGAATCTTCGTAACCGCACGTTCGTCGTTTGCACCAACGATATAACAATGACGTCCAAACAACGTAATTTCTCCGTCACCAAAGGGATCTGATACCCGATTCCGACCATAAAATTCACGAAGAGGATTCAAGACGTTTCGTTTCAAGGTTCGTTCTGTTTTTCCAATTAACAAACAATTTCCTCGTGGTAAACTCTTCATCCGTTTTGGTAACAAAAATACGCCCGCTAACGTTTTTCCACTTCGAACCGCCCCACTACTAATATTCCAACGCGCGGTTGATTGTTCATACACATCCAACTGGCGCTCGGAGATACCCCGTATCATCATCGATTATCCACCCGCTGATATCATTCATCATCTTCATCAATATCTTCAAGGGGGATCAACTTTTTATGTTTATACCCTTTCTTCCTCGTTTCGACTTTTTCGTCAAGAATATTGATTAAAGCATCAAGTGCATCATCTGATTTCTGATCAATGGGTTCGTTCAACCTGAATAAATCGATTCGGGTTCGTTCAACGGCTAACGCGGTTCGATTATCTCGTTCTGTCAACGAATTTCGATATAATTGATCTAATCGTGCTCGTGCGCGCCCTAACTCTTCCATCATATCAATATCGGCGAATTCTTCGAGCTTTTCCTTAACGAACGCTATATCTTTACTAATTGCTGATTGTCGAACGTCCCATAGCCTATCCCCCGTCTCTTCAAAGCGCTTCGTGTAAAATTCCAACAAATCGGCATTAGAATAGCCATTCACGAGCAATTTGAACGCGAATCGTCTACGGTATGCGACACCGGCACGATTACTTTTATGGAACGGTTTCCCATCTTTCCGTGGGATTGGACCAGTTAACTTCTTTTGTTTCTTATTGTTCTTCTGTTTCTTATCACCGTTCAAATCAACTTGATCGGTTTGTTTTGCACCACCACGATTCAATTTTGCATTTGATTTTCCTACGTTTGTCATGGTTTCATCCTAACATACCAACGTTTTACTCTTCTCGTTGAAATAACCGCATACCATATTCATTTGATTCGTCCGATATTTCAACATCGTTTCTTAATTGTAAACGATTCTTTTTAAACGGCAAATAATTAACGTGATGATGTATACGATTATATTTAAATGACAATCGTGCCACATCGGGGTGCATTTTCACTAACATCGCTGATTTAGGATATGTTCCTTCGTGATCATAGAAATTCTCTGAATTTCCACCACGTAGAACCTGAGTTGTTAATTTCTCACCTAAAAACGCATTAAATTGAACGGTACACCATCCATCTTTAAGAATTCGCAATGACAAATCTGTATCTTCATTATACCGTCCGCGCCACCGAAATGGCAGATCATTTAGAATCAAGATTTGAGAATAAATCCGCGTATTTATAACAAATGGAGGTCTCTTACTAATAGCGGGCATAAATTTTTCATATGCGGGTCCTGCCATTCCTACGTTGGTATATCGGTCTACGAACATCTCCATCACATAAAAAATCGTTCCATCAGCGACATAATACTTTTTATTTTGCAACAACCGATAAAACGCGCGGATATTATCATCAAACACCCAGTGGCGTTTAGCTCCCATTGTCATTGAATGATCCCAAACAAAATTCCTTGCAACCCCGGGGCCCTTACTTTTTGTACTCCCCAAATCGTCAAATGTATCATATTCGTCATGATATTTCTGTGGAACAACCAAAATTCTATTTGGATTAGATAATTCGTCTCTATATTCGTCAACTTCGTCCTCTTCAACCACCATATAGTAATCCACCCCGATTTTATCGAATACTTTTCCAGTTAACTGTGTTTTTGGGCGTCCTTTTGAAACGACATAAACGGGATATTTGGGGTGGTTTGTTTGTTTTGGTTCTGGTTCTTCATCACTCTTCATATTCTTCATATTCTTTGTTGTGTATTTTTTCATCATTTATATTTATAAACACGGCATTCTTCTTATTGGTTTCTCTCACCTTTTCAGGAAACCATATGTACTTTGTTTTTGGAGTAATCTGTTGTTGCACCAGGTGAGCAAAATCTTGAACGTCGTCTTCGGAATAAAAATTCACTTTAATAACGCGTGTGGCTTCTTTATCTTCTTGGTGAAATTCGGGCATACCGATCCATTCTTGATCGGCATCGAACTGATATAACCCATAACTACTTTCGATATCATCAATAAGAACGTTAATGTTCTCATCATCCGTTTCGACGGTTTCTACTAAGAGTTTCAGAGTATCGAAATCTGCTTGTATCAATGTTCCGACGGGATCATATGTTAGAAGTATGATTTGTTCTTCCTCTTTTGTCAAATCGACATATTTCACTGGGATAGTAGTTTCGCCGCGTTGTATAGCCAATTCCACTCGTAAGTGACCATCTACGATATGATTTGTCTTTTGATTAACGATCACATCTTGAACCCACCCGATCTCTTCTAGAATTGCTTTCACGGCATTTGATTGGAGGGTTGTATGTGTTCTCCAATTCATCGGATTTTTCAAAAGGATTGTAGGATCAACCATTTCTGATCCTACGATTCTATTTTTCCATCCTTTGACATTTCTGTCCTCATTCGCGTTCACGTCGATTCACCGTCGTTGTTTTTTCAAGCGTGGGTGTCTCTTCTGATAATCATTCAAAACGACTCGAATTGCTTCTGATCGTGTTTTCGCGCGTTTTCGTCGGATCATTTCATCGAGCATCTCCAAATTTGAGACGGGGATTGAAACTGACAACGACACCAATGTAGATTTATTTTTGATCATGGTACTCCGTTACTCTCCTCATCGATTCTGTTCATCTATCTCTTCTATTATCCCGCTATGCATATATTCATTTTGTTTGTTCTATTTTTTTTTTCAAACTGAGAATTATTTATGTTCCTCACCTCTCGTAAACCTCATTTTAATTTAAGGATATCGTAAAGGTTTTAAAGACCACCTGTACTTGTACTTGTACTAATAATATAATAATATATATAATATATATAATAACAATAATAACAAAATATACGCCTAACTTCCTCACTTCCTAGAAATGATCTAAATATGTAGTTGAATGTACTATAGTACTATAGATATTATGGTATTTTGTGATTTATGTGATTATCACCCTCTCGATCTCTCCAATTTGGGCGTATTTTCCCATCATGGTGGTTTTCGATCCAAACTTTTCTTACTATAGCTATATGGATTTTCTTCGGATCATCACTCTTTCACCTCATCACTCTTTCACTCCATCCCCATCCCATCTCCCAACTCACCCACCACTCCAACACAGAACCCCATTGGGGGGGATTTACCACACTTTACCCCCCACCTTGATACATCTATCAGAACCCATTGAAGTATCCTTAAATCGTGTCTGGTAGGCTCATGGAGTATCATCAAATTGAGATGAGATCAAAACAACATCATGGAAATTCGTAAAGTGATACAATTCGTTCCATTGTGGTAATCATCCGTTCATGGAACAACCGCCGATAGAATGATATCTCAATTTTTAGCTTCTTAATATCCAATTCAA